AACTTAGATGCAAGAGGATATTTCTTATGTATTTTTGCAAGAACTATATCTTCTACCTTCTTGCCTTGATTTAAGTCTCTATGAAATGTACTCATTTCTTTTTCTTTTCCTTTTTCTTTTTACCAAAGATTAAATCCCAGTTAGCATCAATCTTCTTCTTATCTTCTTTTCTACGCTTAGAGCCTTTACCACCATGCCACTTAGACATAATCAACCTTCTTAAAATTAACTGACTTATCTAACTTGCTTAGCAGTTCTTTAGCTCTTATAAAATCTTTAGGGATGCATCTAAATAATTCCTCAATACTAAATATCATTATGTCCTTCTCATCCTTATGTATTTTTTCTAATACAGGTTTATCAGAATCAGTATCACAAACCAGTGCTGTTTTATTATCAAAATTAAAACACTTGGCATTAGGTTGTATTTGTATATAACCACTTTCCTCACATTTAATATTTAACTGCTCATAAGCTCTTAACATCATTTCAACCATTGATAGTTGCTTTTGTTTAGAATCATTGATCATAGAATCTTTTAACATTTGTTCTGCTCTACAAAACTTAATCTCAAATGGAACGCCTATCATTTTAAAGATGCGTTTACGATTACCCCACTTAACATAAGTCTCATTCTCATAAGTTCTTAAATCTTTTAATTTATCCTTTAATGTTTCATCTAAATATATTTTCATAATTTAATACCTAAAGTGGGTAATCATAATTTGGGTGCTTGGGTGTTCCTAAAGGAACACACCCCACCCCACCCAAACTATTTGATGATTTACACCCATCTACACCCAAAAATACCCAAGCTACACCCAAACTAACACCCAAACTAATCATTAGTAAATTCTGACTGTAGTCCACCATATTCCATGTGTTGATATCCTATATGAGGTGTGTGTTTAACAAATTTTTTATTAACTAATGCTTTCAATCTATCATTTATGGCATCTTTTTTCATGGGATTCTTCCCATCCATAATCCTTCCTTCTAAATCAGAAGGCATATATAACTGATCTTGAGGATTGCTTGGATTATCTAATCTAGGCAATTCTTTTAACGCATCTAACACTTTTTGCTCTTTTGGTGTGGTAATTTTATCTGTATTTTGTATAGGCATTTCATTATCCTCTACCTTAACCAAAACAGCAGACTTCTTATCACCATTCTTGCCTAGTCTTTTAACAGTGTCCATTCTAAAGTTTATTGATGGCATATTCATATCTTCTTTATTAAGTGTTTGACTCATCTTTACATACATAACCTTCTCTTCTACACCTAAAACGCCATTTGTATTATCTTCGTCTTTTCTTTCTATAAAGAACTCAGAATCAACAGAAGCAGGTAATACACTTGAACCTCTACCTCTTCTAATGCCATTAGATTTACTACCAGCATGACCTGTATGATGTATAAGCATGATACAAGCACCAGTCTCAAACTTTAGCCTATCTATTCTTTGTATAAAAAGATTCATGTCAGAAGTGCTGTTCTCATCTCCTGAACCAAAGTTTCTCTGAAGGGTGTCTATAACTATAAGACCTAAACTGCCAAATTCTTTTTTAGCAATATGTGCTTTAGCAAGTACATCTTCATAATCCTCATCATCTAATATTCTTGCAGGTCTATTACTAACCCTAAACTTCTTACCCTGTAAGGGTGTTTCAAAATGATCTTCCCAAGCTAAAATACGCTTAAATATAGATTTCTCACCCTCTCCACAAAAATATAGAACACCTGATTCTTCTGTTTCATATCCATACCACTCTGTTCCAGTAGCTATGGAAAGCATCATAGATATACCAACAAAACTCTTACCTGTTTTTGGTTCAGCATAAATACTTACAACAGTCTCTTTTTCTGCAATTTTATCTATTAACCATTCAGGTGGTCTGTCATTAGCAGCCATCTCATCATAAGACAAGAACTCAAACTCATTACCACCTACATAAATCTTATTCTCAGAAGCATAATCTTCTAATGCTTTTGAGTCTTTGAAATCACCTCTTTCATAAGCATCATATAAATCATCTTTTTCTTTAAACTTTGCTGGTGGTTTTATAATGCTTACATTACAGCCTTTTTTCTTTAAATACTTATGTATGCCCTCAGCACATTTCAACCCTGCTTCATCATTATCAGGAAACACCCAAACATCCCTACCAAATATAGGACTCCAATCTGCCTTCTCCCAACTATTAACCCCACCATGCCAAGTACAAGAATCACCATCATATAGTGCCTCACAACCCCTAAGAGCCTTCTCACCCTCGTTGATAATGATAGGCTTGTCTTTGTGCTCATTAGTGTAATAAATAGGTAATAAGCCTTCAGGTCGTTTCATAGACCATGAACCATCTTGATTTAAAGTAAAGGGTGCATATTTCTGCTTTATGTAATGTCCATCAGGGAATCTGAGAACCATGAAGCTATCAGAGTACTTGACCTTCACAACAGCGTTCTTGTAAAGGTCAATCATCTGTTCTCTAGTGAAAGACCTAGCATTACTTTTTGCCTTAGTAACAGGGGGTGTACTAAAGCTACTTATTAAGGAGTCATTAGACTGTAATGCTAGATCGTAACCAAACTGTTTTAAAACTGTATTCACATCTTGATTCATATGTTTGATCAAGTCTATGATGCCACCACCAGTATCATGCTCAAAGCTATACCAAGTGGCTGACTCTAAATTAAGAGTTAATGACCCATGAGTCCCCCATCTAAATTCCTTAGATGAGGTACTACTAGGTTCTCCAAGAAGTTGCTTTGCAACATCAGGAGCTATTCTTTGCCAATCTACTGACTGCATCAGAATGGTATATCGTCATCAGATAATTCATTCTTATCAACCATCTCTTGCACTTTTTCTGCAAGACCATCATTAGGACTCTTAAATGTGTCCTCTACTGGTGCTTCTTGGTCTATATACCATTGTGGTATTACAAACTCAGTAGCTCTAGGTGCAAATTTAGCAAAGCTAAATGATAGCTCTGAAGAGTTACCCATACCCACTTGTATTGGCTTAGAGCCTTCATACTTTACAACTGGTAAGCTGTCTGAACTTGCATCCATTTGATTCCAAAAGCCACCTAGTATGCTATTAAAAGCACTAGATTCAGCATAAGTAAATCTTTGCCATAGATAAGCATGTTGTGCTCCCTGTGGCATTACCCAAGCACTAAAGGCTCTTTTGTAATCATCTGCAGGTTTAGGTGCTAATACACCAAATTTCTCATCCCAAGTATATTCAAATCCATCAGCTTTAGTATATCTTCCCCATCCTGATTTGAATGTTGAAGGGTCAAGCTGTAGATATTGAAAATCTACTGGTGTTTCCCCATTAGCAAAAAACTGCTGATGAGAAGTTTTAAAAGCAAGATAAACTTGCTGACTGTCGTTGGAACTACTCATTCCTCCCAATATGTCTACCATATTTTTCTCCATTTAATGTATTGTTTTATCAATACTGTTTAAGTAATCAGCTTCAAGTTGGGTATAACACCTTTCCTTAAAACTGTAATAATCCTCATCATTGACTATGCCAAATACGTCACATGCAATGGTGATTCTTTCATAGGCACGCCTACAAAACTCTTCAAAATCTTCTTGAAGCAAATAACTATTCAAATCCATCTGCTTTTTGTAAGACTTCATCTAATCTCTCACATATTTCTGACAGTGGGCAAAGGTAAGTACATTCCCAGTTTGGCGTATCTACTGATGTAACCAAGAACAAGGGAATCACGCACATGATCTGCTTCCTGTCATACTTATAAATTAGTATAGGAATTAGGTTGTCACCAGCACTCTCAACTGCTTGTTCCCACCATTCATTCTTATACATTGATTTCTTAGCACTAGCTTTATATCTTTTACATTCAATAGCGAACTTATCAAAATATATATCAGCCATGCCTTTTGTTTGATACTGGTCAAGGTTTCTTTTAACCCTAGTATCAATACCTTTAGATTCAAGGACAGCGTTGAGTTTGTTACATATAACTCTTTCAAATGCTGCTCCTTTGTTTCTACTGTTTACCATTAATCTAGCTTATTAAGTATATAAATAGCTGCTACTACAGTGACTATTGTTGCAATTGCCATTAGACCAACAAAGCCACCAACCAAATATAGAATCCAGTCAAGCATTGAAATCAGTCCTTACAACCCTTCCACTTTGGTATTGTATTTCTCTATAGTGACTACCAGCTCCTTTTTGGAAATAGTAATAGGCAATCTTCTTATCTAGCTTTTCAGCTTCTAGTTCTTGTCTTCTTTTCTCTACTGCTGCTTTATTCTGACCCATGTTACTTCTCTGTTTTATAAGAACACATGCCCAGCTTCAGCAATAGCTGAGTAGCTGACTCAATGTTCATATTGTTTACGATTGCGAATACTTTAATTTCCTTATGTAGTTCTTCAGGAATCCAAAGTGCCTTTTTTGTTTTATCGTCCATTTAACTCTCCTTTTTTATATTAATATTAATTTAAGATTTTTACCACTTCTTTTGTGTTTATATACGTTTCATGTCCTATAATCTTATTAAGGGCAATTGATAAACTCTCCATAAATCTAAATACTCTCATTATCTATTTGCCCTTCTTATAAAACCAAATCAACAACATTAGGACTATTGTAAATACTCAGAGGTTTACCCTTCTGATATTCTTTATAGTCATTCAAATACCTTTCCATAATCAGCCAACCATAATCCATTTGCTCATCAGTAATCTTAAATACTTTAGATGCATAAGGATAAGTCTTTTCCTGAGCAACAAATACAAACTCCTGAACATCATATCCAGCACTCTGCATACCTCTTCTATACCAAGCTGCTTGCATATCATAGCCATACTTCTTTACTGATCTAGCAAACATATAAGGTTCACATGACTGGGTAGTCTTATAATCTATGACCACAATACTGTTCTCAGTATCACGACTAACCAAAGGGTCACATATAGCATCAGGTCTGCACTTACAAAGCACATCATCTTCATACCAGTAAAAACTTGCTTCAGCTATCTTACCCTTAGCATTAAGATAAGCATTACCCTCATAGACCATATTGTCTTTCATGCCCTTTATAGTCTCTAGGTCAGCTTCTTTAATTACAGTCATACCCTTTTCTTCACATTCTATCTTCTGCTCCTTGTAAGCCTTTGTATAAGGTGAGCCTTCTAAGACTGTTATCTCTTTATTAAAAGCATCCTCACCTTCAACTAGCATTGAATGAGCAGCAGTTCCAAAGGTCATAGCTGGTGTTGTCTCTTGCTTATGTTCTAATGCATGAAGCTGAGACTCACCAAACCTTCTAATGAAACTACTACTGATACCAACATTGGCATGATAGTCCTCATTAGGTATGTCTTTATATATCAAAGCATCCCAACGCTTTTCTGATTCATAGTTCTTAAGTTCTTCTATCTTCATCTCTGCTCACCCATCAGATAAGCAATCTCAGTTAATGAATCTCTAACTGTATATTCCCTGTTAGCTGTTTGTACTTTGTTCTCACCAGTCAGGTAGTCTTTGTAGTAACCCCTGATCTGTCTCTTTGTTAATATTAAAGGTTTAACCCTTCCCACTTCGTTTAGATGTATATCCATTACATACTCCCTTTTTGTAATAAGTAAATTAACCATAGGCACACCACCATTCCTAGCAGTGCAACCCTCATCATTAGTTCATGACTCATAAATCAACCCTCCCTCTTGTTTGCTTTATGTAATTTATATAAGTCCTTTATGTATTGAATATGCTCTTGCATATCTTCCCAAAGTTCATTCTTAATCTCTTGCTTAGATTGATTGTCCATAGCACCAAGAATCTCTATGTCAGACTTATTAGGAATCCACCATTGATAGTTCATTGACTTGTATGCTGGAGATGGTTCGCCAGTGGTTTTCCATCTCCATTCAATCTGACCATGTTCTGTATTAGCGTATAGGTTCATTAAATTACCCCTTGAGCCTTTAGCTCTTGCTCTGCAAGTTGTTCAAAGGACTTATTACCCATTTGTGCTTCCCAGTCCATACTAGTAACGCCTTGAGACATTTCTACATAATCTTTTGATTTACACCAAATTTTTTCTTTAGCAAATTGCTCTGTAAGATTATTAGGTATTTGCAATGTAATGTTAAAATCACAAACATCTAGCATACTGTAGCAATTACCACACTCAATAGTTGCACAAGTATCAACAAGGTCACCTTCCTTGATTTGCTCCATTTCCAGCATTGCACTGTAAGAATAAGAACCACCACAAGAACAGTCCTTGATATGCTTATTAAAAAATACCTCAGCACCATCTATTGAGTTCTTACCCCAAGAATTAATATTTCCAGTTACTTTAATTTCATTGCTCATTACTTACTCCCCATAGTTAATTGAACTTCATGTCCTTGTTTGATTAGTCTTGCCTTCTTTTTTCTCATGACTGTTAAGTCATTAGTCTTAGTTGCTAGTGCCCAACCAAAGTTAGGCACGTTTACTTTTAGTGTGTATCTAGTCATTATGCACACTCTCTGTAATATACTCTGTCAATAAACTCTTTTGCTTCTGCCATAGTATTGGTTGAATCATGAGCCTCGTATGCATCATAAACATCACCACCTGTTGGTATCTTTGCTATGTTCCAAAATGTATAAGTAGCACTAGCCCTTCTCATGTTTTCTATAGAATATCCTCTGTACTCATAAAGTCCATGTTCTATTTTTTTTGCTTTGTTTGTCATGTTATTTAACTCCTTAATTTTATTTAACATACCCTATTGTACATAAATATATATAAATGTGTAAAAAAATATTAATTTATTTAAAAGTATTAAATTATAGGATTTAGAACAGGAACTGCACTTAGAGTATCAAGAGATTCTTGAAGTGAATCAATTTCCATAGTGTCAGTAATAACCTTCTTATCAAAGGTGAAATAGTTTTGTGAGGATGTGTTGGATTTAAACAGGATTCTTTTATGTTCATTATAGAAGAATACAAAGGCTAAGATATCACAATGGTAGTTTTTATAAGTTCCTGACATTGACCTTGAATTCTCAGCAGCAAAGACAAACTTCTTTTCTTTGGTAGCTCTTCTACTTTTGACTTGTACTGTATATTTAGCGTTGCCAAATTCTACAATTAAATCAGCAGGATGTTTTTCTTGGGTTGGGAAGCAGAAGTCTGCATATTCCAAAAGGAATGTTTGTACTAAGGATTCACCCAAAGCACCTAGTCTTGAATTATTTTGATGTTGATCTGATGTCTTTCTTGGCATTTTGACATAAGGCTAATTGCCTTGAGTTGTAAGCTGCTCTATTAGGTGTTTGTGTTGCATACTTACTTCTAAGTATTTCCTCTGAGGCTTCTAGCCAGCAATCCATTTCCATTAATGCTCTTGTATGTCTAAAAGCCATCCATCCTGTTATGCCCATTTGGAAGGTGCAATCAATACAAACTAATTGAGCCTTTTCAGGGAAACTTCTCCATACATGCCAGTGCTTGTCTAAGCTATCTATGACTCTTTTGATATCGTTATCAAGAAGATACATAGCTTCATCTTCTGTTATGCCATTTGCTTCTAAGTTTCTACCTATGCCAATTGTTAATTTATCTTCTGAGCATTTGTATGGGAATGTTCGCAAACCCTCATGCTTAACTAGCATTTCTTTTACATTATCTAACATATTATTTTCCTAGTGGTTTATATATAAAGTAGGCTGATAGTAAACCAGCACCAACTCCTGTTGCTAGAGCTTCAGTCCAAAAAGCATAAAAGTGTGTTGGATGAACCATTAGGTCAGCTACAAATGTTGAAGCACCTAGAATGATTGCTGGTGCATATTTATGTAGCATAAACCTTTGATACCAAACTTGTTTTGTAAGTAAAGCTATACTAGCTGCAATAACTCCAGTTACATTAGCTTTCCAAAAGTGTGTGAATGTAAGTGCTGATATATCACCTTGCACCATCATTGGATAACAAATAGCAAATGCTTTTACCCAGTTACCATAAAATTCTGTATTTTTTAATTTGTCTAACATATTATCTAACTTCCTTTTTATGTAAGTCTAATTCTGTTTGTAAGATTAAAACTTCCTTTTCCAATTCTATCACTTGTTCTTCTAGGACTCTAATATCAGGGAATATATATTTGTTTTGATTTGCTCTTAGGTTTTGTATCTCTCTGTCATTGAAGTCTATCTTTTCACTAATATTTGCATAACCCCAAACAGCTAAAGCTATAGCACTTATTATTTGTAATAAATAACTAAGAGAGATATTTAAAGTTGACTTATCATCAACCTTAGCTAGCTCAGTCATTATTTTCCTACGCCTTTAACCCTCTCAAAAGACCTCATGCCACCTAAACCTAACATACCCATTAATACAGGTAGCATAGTAGATGTATCAGCTTGAGGTACGACTATTCCAAAGGGTGCTAGTAATGGACTGATTAGGAAATTAACTGCAAAACCTGCAACACATACCCATGCTGTTGCTGGTCGCCAAGATGATTGAAACCAACTACCTTTAGCTTCTTCTTTGTTTACTTCTATTTGTGCTTTTGCAATCTCATGGATATGCTTTTGAGACATGGTAGCAATTTCGTGTGCTATCTTTTGTTTTGTATCAGCATCAGGAATGAACTTATCTAGTAAGTCGCTGACTGGTTTGATAAGTTTATCTATCATATATTAATTGTTAAATTAAACCTCTAAGGACTAGAGTAAACATACTAATTAGTATTGTTGTAAGACCTGCTAATAGCCACCCCTTCATACTATTGACTGATGCTTGTAGATCATCAGTTTTTCTATAAATAGTCTTCCAGCGTTCTTCGCACATTTTTTCGTGGACTCTTAAGTCTGAATGTACATCATTAGCAGTCTTACGTGCCGCCATTATTCTTCCTCAACAACCTCAGCTACATCTTCAGCATTGATAGCTCTATCAAATGATTCAATTACTAAGTTTTTATATTCATTAGTAATTACATAGTCATCATAGTGCTCTTGAAGTCTAGCTAGTTTTTTACCAGCAACATTTAATTTAGCAGCTAAAGCCATTTGCTCTTCATTCAGATCAGCAGCTCTATACTCAACATCATTAAATGTAATTATTACTGGTTCTTGGTTTTCCATCTTATTTTCTTCGTTACTCATTAGTCTCTCCTATAAGTTTATTAAAATTAAATTATATACTAAGAATTATTTTCTATGTAACTTTTGCCAGTAGAAATTGCATCATTAAATGCAGATTTATCTTCATCACTACCTGCTACATCAGGTGTATCGTCATCTTCATCAACAGGTGCATACGCTAAAACGATTTCCAAGTGGTCTACGTTTCTTTGTACCATATCGTTGATTTCTGATTGTGTCATTCCTTCTGTGTCATAAGCATCAGTATTGATATCATTTATAACTGAAACACTGTCTAATCCTGCTGTTAAGACTTCGCTTACTGTTTGTGCCATATTATTCTCCTTTTAAAGTTTGTATTTCGGCTTTTAATTCATCTACTGTTGTAGACAGTTCTTGTACTGCTTTGACCATAACAGATATAAGTGCTGCTGGAGCAACTCTTTGCCTTCCATCAGTATCATCTTCTTGCCACATATCAAAGCCATCTTTTAAATTATGATTATCAATTACTTCTTTAACTTCTTGAGCTATAAAACCATGATTGTATTTACCATTCATAGTTCTTTCTTCAGAGCCTTCTTTATAGGCTTTCATGTTTGAAGGTATATCTTTTTCTTTTTTCCATTGGAAAGTTACAGGTCTTAAGTCGTTTATAAAATCTAAACCTACTTCTTCATCTTGTATATCTTCTTTTAATCTAATATCTGAAGGAGCTGTAATTGATGTAGCACCAAAGGCTATTTGCGAATCAGTGCTTCCACGACCTACAAGAAATGAATCATTTGTATTACCACTAGCAGAATATCCCATTACAACTCTGTATGCAGAACCACCGCCACCCGCATTATTTAAATGCCCAATAACAGTGTTATGACTTCCAGTAGTTAAATCATCACCTGCATCTTTACCAATTACTACATTACCATCACCTGTCGTAATTGAATCCCCAGCATCACGACCAACAGCAGTATTATTAGCACCTGTAGTGTTTGATAATAAAGCGGCATAACCAACTGCTGTGTTGTTTGATGCGGTTGTGTTAGCGTTTAAAGACCCAAATCCAAATGATACGTTTGCAGTACCTGTAGTATTAACTGATAAAG